ACGACACCCGGCCTTTTATATGGTCAAAAAGGTGGTCTTTTCTCAAGGCCAACAGTTGTGGGCGAGGCCGGAGCGGAAGTGGTCTTGCCCTTGAATTTCCCAAAACGAATGGCGATGATTATGAAGGCTATGGGGATGTCGGGTGGCGGTGGCCGTGAGGTTGTTCAGAATTTCTATGTAACAGTCCAGAGCAAGCAGGATGTTGATGTTCTGATGGAACGGGCAGGGTTTGCCTTGGAGCAGAAGGGAGGATTCTAAAATGATTGCAAACATTACTGCACCTTTGGCAATAGGGCAGTCATCAAGTTATTATACCTTGAAACAAGCAGAGGGATTTGGTTCAGGCGGTGTTGAGGTCACGAAGTGGAACCGCCCAGGCTTTCACGGAGTTAAGACACCGAGAGCCTTTTGGCGAGAAAGAATAATGCGTTTGGTAATTGGTGTTAGAGCAAATACCTCTGTTCTCTATGAAACTAAAAGGCGAGATCTTCAGGAGGCTTTTGACTTTCCCAGAAATGGACTAACTTGGTTAAAGTTTACCACTCAGGGCGGCTTGGCACTTCAAACACAGGTGCAATTAAATGCATCCATTCAAGCACCCTTAGCCGCTGGCGAGACAACAATCGGGAACTTCAGAATTGAATTAATAGCGGAAGACCCAGTTTTTTATTCTCAAACGGAACACGAAACCGATATTACCTTTACTGCTGGCTCTGGGGTTGTCGCCAATGCGGGCAATGCCCAAGTTTTTCCAACTGTGAGAATTCACGGAAATGTTGAAGATCCTTCAATCCAAAATTCTACTTTAAGCAGAACGGTATCTTTGACTGGTATAACTATTGGGGCTGGGAATTACTACGAAGTCGATATGCTTGAGGAAACAGTTGAAGATCAAACCGGAGCAAGCAAATATTCCTATGTTGACGAGGACGATTTTTTCTGGCTTGCAAAAGGCAACAATACAATCACTCTGGGCGGAACCCCTGGTGGTTCTGGGGACCGCAAGGTAACTCTCTATCACAGGGATGGGTATTTAGGAATTTGACGTTGAGAAAATAGATGGATTTTGTGGGTTGTAAGATCCTACAGGAAGATGGTGACTATCTTCTCCTAGAAGACAGCGATAAAATTCTTGTTGAACAAGAACTTTGTCTTTCTGGTGAAGAATCTGTTGAGCTTTCCGAAAGCCTGTTAGTCGAGTTCGACGATAAGTATATTAAGACCTTAACTTGCAACCAAAGCATTTCAGAGTCTCTAGAAAGAACTGTTGAATTTTACTTGGTTCTCTCGGACACCCTGAGTTTTAACGAGAACATTTCAATGGAACAAAATCATCAACTGCTTGATTCTGTTGTTATTAGTGAAACCTTAGCAAACCAAACGACATTAGGATTGTCTGACTCGATTGATTTTGGACTCCTGTTAGAGATTGAGAGAGCAGAAGGAGTGTTTCTTAAAACACATTGGAGGCTTTTAATAAAAGACAGCTCGGGAAACATCATTGCCTCATTAGTAAATGCTCGGAAAAGATGGTTTGTGGAAAGGTTAAATGATGAAGGAGAGGCCGGTTTTGTTTTAGATGCCGATGACAGCAAGTGCAATTCCACAATTTTGAATCTTGGGGTCAACGAGCTTCACATTTATTATGATAACGCCTTAAAGTGGGCTGGGCAGCTGGTTTCGGCCAAAAAGATAGCCAGAGGCGATGATATTTACTGGGAGGTTTTAGCCAAAGATTGGGTCGGGCTTCTCAGTAAAAGATTTTGTGGGGTTGAAAGCCTGAGAGAGTTCACGACCACTGACGGTGGATTGGTTGCGTGGACCTTAATAGACGAAACCCAAAGCCTTGCTAATGGTGATTTTGGGATCACGCAAGGCACGCTTCAAGCGTCAGTTAACAGAACTGTTACTTATGATAGGAAAAACATCCTGGAAGCGATTAAGGAACTTTCTAACATAGGCGAGGATGGGGCCGCGAGCTACGGGTTCGATTTTGAGATTACCCCATTAAAAGTTTTTAATGTTTACTATCCTTATAAAGGAACAATCCACAACGATGTGGTTTTCCGCTACCCTGGCAACTGCGAAAATTTTGAAGCGTTTGTTGACAGCTGGGGGATTGTAAATCAGGAATGGGGCCTGGGGCAACATTGGACTGGCGATACTGCAATTGTCTCTCGGTCTGACGCCACTTCACAAACTACCTACAAGCGTAGAGAAGCAATCAAAAACTACCGAGACGTGTCGGTTTTGGCCTTTCTACAAGATATGGTCTGGCAGGACATTCAATGGCTCAAAGACCCTTCAACCGTTATAAGATTTGAGTCAAGAGTAGATGCAAAATCTGGTATTAATAGTTATAGCGTTGGGGACGGAGTCGTAGTAGTTTGCGATAAGTTCGATATTGATGAGTGGTTGTGGGTTTATGAGAGAAAGATAGAGATTGACGAAAGCGATGAGTTAAAGGTTACTTTAACGGTGGGCAACTAAAATGAGAAGAAGAGCATTCCCTAATTTTGTTGGCAATGTTGTCAAGCTAGACGAAAGGCAGACTAGGCTGGAGAGAGCCTTGCAGATGATTGGCTTCTCGCCAGATTTACCTTATACACTGCTTGTCAATGATGGGACAAGAAATCGGGTTTTCATAGGGAAAATCAACGGCGACTACGGAATCAAAATTGTTGACAATACTGGGGCTGAGGTTATTCTTGCCAATGGAACAATTGTTGCAGACGCGATCAAGGCAGGAACTTTAGATTGTGGCGTTATTACAGTTGCAAATCTTAGTGCTGATGACATCGTAACTGGCACTTTTACAGCAGATAGAATTTCCGGCGGGATTTTGGACTGCGGGACAATGACGGTTCAAAGTCTAGACGCTGGCAGTATTACGGTCGGGACTTTTGTAAATATCAATTCCCGGTTGTCCGTCCAGGCAATTCACGGAGAAAAGATACAGGTTGGAACCCTAAACGCAGACAGGATAGAGGCTCTTTCGATTAAAGCTCAACAAATAGGCTCAGGGGCCGTTGAAACCGACAAGCTTGCCGCCGATTCGGTTACCGCCGATAAAATTGGCGTTACCTACCTGTCGGCAATTTCGGCCAATCTTGGCTCGATGACAGCCGGTAGTATTACCGCAGGAATGGTAACAGCTGGAACCTTACACGTCGACAGAATTCCCTCAATTACTGCTGATAAGATTACCGTTACTTATCTTTCCTCAATCTCGGCAAATCTTGGGACGATCAATGCTGGAACATTAAATGCCCTCACCCGTGTTGGTATCGGAATGTCTTCAGGATATCCGTTTATGTGTTATGGAACTTTTATTGAGAACAACGGCAAGCTCTGGCTGGGAAACGACCTTGAGGCAGGAGATCATAATTTTGGTTCTGTTGGTTCTATTTGGGCCTACAATTACTATTATCGCTCCGATTTAGAATTGAAGAAAAACGTATCAGACTATAAAGGGGCATTGGCCAAGGTCGATAGCTTGCGACCAGTAATGTTTCATTTTAAACACGAAAAGGCTAAAGAAAAAAAGCACATAGGGTTGATAGCCCAGGAATTAGAAAAAACTTTTCCAGAGATTGTGGGAAAAGACAAAAAAGGTCTTAAGGGGATTAGATATGGGGAATTAGTGCCGGTTTTGATTAAGGCAATCCAGGAGTTAAGCAGAGAGGTTAAGTTATTAAAAAAAAGTAAGGAGGTGGACTAAGTGGGAATTAAAAAACTTAAAAATAAAGAAAAAGAAACCCAGCCAAAGCCTAAGTCTAGTAAAGACGAGAAGCATATAGGTAAAAAAAGGAGGTGAGTCAAAAATGAAATCAGTCTGCATTCAAGTTGGTCATTGGCAATGTGAAAGTTTGACCGCTAAAGGGTTGCGTGGCTGGAGGGACGTTGCCTTGTTGCGGAAATCAACGGGTGCTTCTGGAGAAAGAGACTACCATTGGCATAAGGTAATGCCGATTTTGAGGGACCTGTTGATAGAAAGAGGGATACAGGTCTACATCACAAGCTCTGTTTGGGACGAAATCTACAATAGAGATTTTGACCTTTGGGTTTCTCTCCACTATGACGGTGGCGGCTCAGAAAATCGTTGTATAATTTCTGCCCCAACCAGAGAAGCGGTGCCAGCATTCTTGAACGAAAAAGCCCAACGGGAAGCCGAAAGATTTTGTGCTGTTTGGAAATCCATCTACCCGGAAATTACAAAAACGATCAATAGGGACAATAGAATCACCGAGGGTATGTTGTGGTATTACTGCTTTGATTATGTGCCGGTGAACACACCAGCGGTCATAATAGAGCATTTTAACCACACGTCAGATAAGGGTGCGGAGTTGAAACAGAAACCCGAACTGGTCGCTCAAGGGGACTTCAAGGCAATCCTTCAGTTTTTGGACATTCCAGAGAAAGACCCAGAAGAAGAAATTGACAAGTTTGAGCAATATAAAAAGGAAAAACAGGAAGAAATCAAAAAACTGAAAATTAGTCATCTGGAATATAAAACAGAGAACGAAAAAGTCATTCTTGGGCTAGAGGGCAAAATCACAAACCTAAAAAAAGAAGTTAAAAACCAGAGGGAAACCATTAAACAGATAAAAACCGAAAACCCAATGCTTGAAAATTACAGCTGGCGAGATTTAATAGGGTTGGGGATTATGAAACTTTTGAGAGGAGGTGAGAAACTATGAATAGTGAAGTCCTGTCGGGAGTAGCTGGCCTATTCCTGAACTATGTTGTGGAGTTTGTCAAGGCCAAATTGCCTAAAACCAAAGGCAAGTGGTTGGGTTATGTGTTGGGCTATGGAGCGTGCTTGTTGGTTGGTGCGGTTACAGCATTCTTTGAAGGGAAGCTAGACCGTGATAATATTCTAAGCTCGGCAGCAGCAGCAATGATAACTTCACAAGGGTATTATAATCTATACTTCAAACCGAAAAAGGTTGATGTAAAGCTGGCAAGAAAATTCAGCTAAAATATTAGAAAACAGCGTGGTTTTATACAGTTTCTTCGGCCAAAGAGCCTGTGCCACGCTGTTTTTATGGCGTAACATAAAACTTGAGCCTGGAATAATAGTTTTCGTGAAAACCCAAAAACCAGCCTCAAACTGGGTCTTGACAAAGGAATAACAAAGGATTATAATGGCCTTAGGATGATAACAAAAAGTAAAAAAAGAAAGGAGGTAAAAATGAAATATTTAATCCAACCCAAAAACGAAGATCAAGATTTAAATTATTCTGAAATTAAGGACTTCAAGAATGAAAATGAGGCAAGCTTGTATGCTCTGGGAATGTGTAAAGCTTTAGGAGACGCCTTGCCTCAGGGTAGTATTAGCGTTGAGTATGAAAGGGCTTAATATGGACAATCAAAAAATGTCGGTCTGGAAGGGATCTTTAACTACCGCCTCAATAGTGATGTCGGAAATTGCTAGTCGGTGGGGCGAGAAGGAAGCGGAAAACTACGATCCGAGGAAAAACTGTTTTACCTTGCCTACCTGGAACAAATTGGGTTACAGGGTAAAGAAGGGTGAAAAGGCAATTAAATCAATCACCTTTATTAAAGAATTTGAGGACGAAGACGATGACTTGAGCGTTGAGGGAAAAACCTATCCAAAAAATGTCTATCTATTTTACATTAAGCAAGTCGAGAAAATGAAGGGAGGTGAAAACTATGGTCATCAAAGGTAAATCTCCAGGTTTAGCGGACAGATTGATTGTCAATCTGAAAAGACCAAGAGTCCGCATTTATCTTGGTAATCGCAAGAAACCTTGGCTCGCCATTGGAATTTTGCAAGCTTGGAAAGGGCTTGGTTATCTAGGGGTAATTACTGCTGTCGCTCTGACGGCTTACATTATCCGTACCCAAAGGGCAAGCCTTGAGAATGCCCAAGGCCACATTCTCAATGTTGAGAATAGCCTTGTTGAATGTCAAGCACAACAGGAAGCGGATAGCCAGACCCTAAAGCAATTAATGGAGACTGGCGAAGTTTATCAGAAGCTTGAATGGAAAGGATTTGGAAAGGAGGATAAATGAAAGTACAAAAAGATTGGGCAAAGCAAGACTGGCTTCACCGAAAAGAAAAACCAGTCTTGGAGTGGCAGAAAGAATTACACGAAATCTGCCAAAGAGATTATATGCCACTCAAGGAAGTCGCACGGAGAGTGGGCATTTTAAAAGCCAGTCGCACCAAAGGGTAACACCAGTCGGGCTGGCTCGAACCGCGACTGGTTTCGAGCCAGCCTTACCAAGAGGATAATATGACAAAACCAGATAAACTTCACAAATTTTACAAGGGTAGGTTGGTTGCAAAAAATAGTCAGGAGTTAATAGAAGGTGGAATTTGTCCTGATTGCTTTAACGACTTGCCCGACCCGGTTTGGGAAAACCGCGAGGGTGGTTATTCCGAACAGGTAACTTACTGCCCCTGTGGGGCTACTTATATTAGCTAGGAGGCTAAAATGCACCCAGTTTGTGTAGAGTGTAATGCTAAAATGAACTGCGACAAGAATGGAGCAATCGTGATGGAGATTTTCCAAGGCGACAAGCCGTATAAGCTTTGGAGAACTGATATGTATAAATGCCCAATTTGCGGATTTAAAGTTATTACTGGTTGGGCAAACCAGCCAATGGCAGAGCACTGGGAGAGCAACTTCAAGAAGGTATTAAAAGATTATAAAGACGAAATCGTCTGTAAATTCTAAGGAGGTAAAAATGACACCACAAGATTTTAAGGCTTTGTTAGAGGTATTGACCCGTATTGCAAAGGGCATAGAAAAACTAGTCCACGCAACGGAGATTAATGGAACTTACCTAGAGGCAATCGAGGGTAATTTACACGACCTTTGGTTGGAGAAAGACGGTGAGAAAAATCAAGATTCCAAGTAAATCGAAGCCCGGCACTTACAGAGAGGTTAGTATTAAGGAAGGGTTGGGTGGTGAGAAAATCTATGAGTGTAGTTGTCCGGCTAATCTTTGGTGGAGAGTTACTAACGGAAGGCACGGAAAAGAGATTTGTAGGCATATTAAAATTGTAAAGGAGAAAAAGCTATGAATATGGGTCAGACTTTCAGTAATCCTAAGCTAGAAATCCCGAAAGGCCTTAGGGCTTTTGTTTCAAAGGGTCAATGGTCTTATGTAATCAACGAAAACGGAAATGCTTTGCGGATGACTTTTCCGCAATTCGGTTCTTGCACTCCAGAATTATATTTACAGGGGTGGCTTGATGGATTGTCTGAAAAGAAAAAGCGTGAAATGTCAAAACAATGCGATGAGGCCAAAGACGCTTTAGATTAGATTGCCTCTTGACAAAGAAGCAACAAAGGATTAAACTGAGTTTAGAGAGGAGGTGAGAAAAAGTGAGTGAAGCTAAGAAGAAAAAGAAGGTTACTGTCCAAGAACCTGCAACAAAGTTAGCTAAAGCAAAACCCAGCTGGTCTGACGCTGGAATCCTTATGAAAAAAGGGGCAGACGAGAAAGAGATAGCCAAACAGAAAATGATTATTGCTCTTTCGATTGCTTTTGATATTCCACCCCAAGGGATAACAATTCTAGCGGACAACCCTTACATCAATAAAGTTGGTCTTGAGTTTGTCTTTGACCAATACAAGGAAAAGAAGGGCTGGGGCTACTTCCTCAGTAAGCCCGTAGAGCTTGCGAAACAGGCTGGAGAAACCGCTGTGTTCACAACCAAGCTTTACAACAAAGACGACAGGGTGATTGCCAACGGTTATGGTTCTGCCAATGCCGGAAATATCAAGATGTCCACCATCAAGGTTTTCCTGAATGAAATGGCAGAAACCAGAAGCCAAAACCGATGCCTCAGAAAAGTTTGTTCTCCTATTCTTTATTCGACTTTCATTACTAGGGTTAGAGAGTTGAATAAAAAACAGAGGCAGTTGGTTGCTGACGCTGCTGTTAACTTTGGGTCTGTTTCGGCAGAAGAAATCGGAGCGGTTGGTGAGGAAGAAGTGAAGGCGGAAAAGCTGTTAACTGAGGGTGAGATGAAAGATATTGCCACCTTTCTAGAGGAGATTAACAACGCCAAGAACCAAAACGAAATGGTAGAGATTGGAAAGAGAATCAAGCTTGGTGTGAAGGCCACGAAGTTTAACAAGAACCAGCAAGCTGTTCTCAGAGAAGCTTGGACTGGTAAGTCAGAAAAGCTAGCTTTCAAGTAAGATGAATTTAAGCGTTACGAAAATATCTACCTATCTTGACTGCCCTCGGAAGTTTTGGTATCGATACGAATTGTATCTTAAAACTCCGAAGTCGGAGGGGTTGTATTTTGGTAGTGCTGTTCATCAGGGTCTTGAAAACTACTATTCTGGTAAAGACCCAATACAAGGTGTAAAAGATGCCCTCTTTGGAGAAAAGCCACACGTTGGCGAAGAACCGAAAGAGGGCATCGACCTTGTAAAGCTAGAGAAGGAGGCCAAGCGGATATTCCAGATTTATCCAAGCCAAGCTCCATACTTTGACCCACTCTTTGTCGAACACCGCTTTGAAGTTCCCCTAATCCACCCCGAAACGCAGGAAAAACTGCCAGCCGTCTTCAAGGGTAAGATTGACCTGATAACGAGGGAAGGGGCAGTCGTTGACCACAAAACCGCTTCTGGGAGTCCTAACGGTTTCTTCGAGGCTAAAAACACCTTCCAAGCCAACGGTTATGCCTACGCTTATTACCAGATGTTCGAAAGATTACCGGAGAGGTTTGTCTTTAATTTTCTCATCAAAGGCAATACCCGGAGAGAGCCGAGAATTGAGTATAAGTCTTTGAAGCCGACTCTAGGAGATATCTGTTTGTTTTTTGATACTTGCAAACAGTCCTTGGATGCGATTATCAGAAAAGAAACGAGGGATTGCCCAAACAAGTGGCATTGTAGATTTTGTAACTTTAAAGGTATTTGTAGCTATTCAAAAAGGAGGTAAGGGTGGCAGAGAAAATTAAACTGACCAAAAAACAGCGAGAACTCCTTGAGGCCTTTGCAAAAAGCGTAGTAAAGAAATGGAGTGTCTTTAATTATAAAACGCAAATTCAAGGAGTAAAGTTTCATATCACTTGGTCAGCCTTGATAGGAGGGATACCAAACTGAAAGTTAAAGGCAAAAGAAAACTAAAACACGGAGAAGTTAGATTGGTGGTTTTATCTTGGGATTTACCGAAACAAAAGTGGATTCCTGTTACCCATAAGTATAAAAAGATTCTTGAGGAGGCAGGCTTAGGTTGCAACTTGGGGTTCCCCGTTGGGCATCCAGGGCGGGTGCCGGGGACACCTATTAAAGTGCGTAAAAGGAAAGCCTACCTTTCCTAACTTGCTTCTTGACAAGGAAACAACAAAAGACTATAATTGATTAAAGCAACAATGACTAAACCGTCAATTTATAGCCCGGAGTTTATCCCGTTTTACTGTGGGGTGGCTAAAAGGTATAAATTGAACCATCTTGAAGGGTTGGTTTACGGGTTTGTTAGGTTTTACACCTCAAGCTCGGAAAAACATTTCTACTTTAGCAACAAGCAAATGGGAAAAATACTTGATAAGTCTGTTTCATCAATTCAGAGAGCAGTTGGTAGTTTAGTAGAGAGCGGTCTTTTAAATGCTGAATATGAGGTAAAAGCCAAGGGTGGGACAATAAGGTTTTTGAGGGTTGAAACCCGACCAGGCAAAAACGCTGTGTCCGACCAGTCAAAAACGCCTGGTCTGACCAGTCAAAAACGCTGCCCTAAATATAATAAGGTAAAAGAGAATAAGATAAAAATACCAGTAGAGGCTAAGGCCTCTGGTCTTCGGTCTATTAAAAATGTTTTACAAAAGAAAAAGATTCTACCGCAGCCGAAGCGTGGAGCTTCACACGAATGGCAAGACACCGCTGTTAGGTGGTGGAAGAAGCTCAATCTGCGTCAGAAGCCTACGGCTAGTTGGTTCAAACTGTTCAAGACAAACTCTGGAATAGCTGAACGAGCGTGTTCGTGGGCTTCTGACTCAGGTGGAGATGACTTAGAGAAATTGGTTTATTGGGCTTATCATCAATTTAGGAAAAATGGAAAAATAGTATTTGATAAGAATTTTGCAACGGTTGCAAACGGAGTCGATTAAATGAAAAAAATAGTAGTAACCAACAAAAAAACAACTGGCAAGGAATTTGTTTCGCAAGTAAAGGAATTGCTTGGTTTCTTTGTTTCTGACCCAGATGAAATATTAGAGGGCGAGATAAATTTTAGGTTTGATGAAGATTTTAATAAAATAATTAATATCAAATTAAAGGCTGGGCTTGGGCTAAACGAACCAAATTCATAAACAAATGAAACTTACAAGTAAATGGTTTAAGGAATTGAGACAAAAATAGAACTTACGCACAAGGTTGAGCCTAATCAAGTTACTACCAAAGTTAAATAGTATAGAAAGTTGAGGGGGATAAGATGGCCAAGAACAAGGCAAGGCGGAAATGGGATTTAATTTCTAGGGATGGCATCAATAAAGATGCGGTTGGCAAGTGGGGTGAGTTTTATCTCGAGGATTTGGAAGATGTTCTCGCCCAAGAGTTGCGGGGGTTGAGGGTGGAAAATAAAAATATGGTTACTTACATAGAGCAATTTGTTAAAGATATTGGGTGGGAGTATTTTGGTAAGGATTGGGCAAAGAATGAACTGGAAACTTTTAGAAAATTAGTCAAAAAGGGGGTGATAAACAATGAAACTTGAGGAGATAAAAGGAGAAGTAAAACGGCTTGACCCGAAGCTAAAAGTGACCGATGAGGCGTTTTTTGTGGCAACGGTTCTGTTGGCGGCATTACAAGTGGGAGCCGAGAGAAAGAAGGTCGCTGAGTTTCTTGGAGTGACTGAAAAGAGAATCGCTAAATACGCCAAGAATCTTGAGAAAAGCGGAGTGTGGAAGGACGGCAAGACATCTTGCGAGTGGTTTGATAAAGAGTGCAGCGGTGTTGCTTTCTGGCTAGATGTTGCTGTTGCCGAGGGACTTGTTGAAAGAGAAAGCTGAAAAGCCAATCAACAATAGAAGGGAGGTGAAAAATGAAAACGATCAAAATCTCTGATAAGACTTACGAGAAGATCAAAGATCAGCCAAAGGAAGACGGGAAAGAACCCAAGGGCTATGTCATTAAAAGCCGATGGGACGAGAGTAAGGAGGTTTATGTCTCCACCAAAGACGATGTAAAAGAGGCAGTGGAGGAGGCGGTTAAGGCGGAAGCCAACCTTCGGGAAGCCAACCTTCTGGGAGCCAACCTTCGGGAAGCCAACCTTCTGGGAGCCGATCTTCGGGAAGCCAACCTTTGGGAAGCCGACCTTCGGGAAGCCGACCTTTGGGAAGCCAACCTTTGGGAAGCCGACCTTCGGGGAGCCGACCTTCGGGAAGCCAACCTTTGGGAAGCCGACCTTCGGGGAGCCGACCTTCGGGAAGCCGACCTTCGGGAAGCCAACCTTTGGGAAGCCAACCTTTGGGGAGCCAACCTTCGGGAAGCCAAGTTTTGGGGAGCCGACCTTTGGAAAGCCAAGTTTGATGGTAAGGGCGGAAACCAAAAACTAAAGAAAAACCAAGTAGAGGACTTTCTAAGAGCATTGGGATTTGAAATTGAGGATTAAGTATCAACAATAGAAGGGAGGGAGAATGAAGAAGATATTTTTGTTTCTAAACGCTTTTTTATGCTTCGGATTAGCCTACTGGCGAAACGCTGTTGATTTGAGAGGAGTAATTTTAATACTTGCGGGCATTGGTTGGTCAATGGAGCTGGCCGAGAATGAACTTAAGAAAGAGTCAAAATGACCACCAAACAGAATAAAACCGAGGGGTTGCGGTGAAGAAGCCTAAAAGGTTAAACCAATGTTGTTATGAGGGGAAAAACCAGATTTGTATTGTGGATGGGTGGTCATCTTTGTGTAGAAAATGTGGAAGATACACTTTTGACTATAGAGCGAACCAGTATTTAACTACCAAGAGGGACTTGATAAATTTGATTGAGAAAGTGAAGGAGACAAAGAATGGAGATTAAAGTTGGCGACAGGATAAAAGGGTGGACGGTGGCGAGGATTTACGAACACCCCAAGTGGTATGACTTGGGGCTTGTAAAAGACGGTGGGAAGCGTGGCAGTTTGAGAATAATGAAGCCTCTTCCCAGCGGAAGGGGTATTGGAAGGAAGTTTTTGAGGGTTGGGGCTTTAATTTTGGTTTTGATTTACGCTTGGTATTTTATCAAGTGGACTGCGATTTGGTTTTTTGACTACGAACTATATATTAAATGTTTTGATTTTACATATTTGGGTATACCAGTTTGTATTTAAGGAGGAGGTGAAAAAAGGTGAAATCAGTTAATCAGGCGACATTACTAGGAAACGTAACCCGTGATCCAGAGCTACGCTATACTCCCAATGGGAATCCGGTCATCAGCTTTGGTTTGGCAACCAACCGGGAATGGAAAAACGACGCTGGCGAGAAGCAAGAGGCTGCGGATTTTCACAATGTTGTCTTTTGGGGAAAAGCGGCAGAGATAATCTCTCAGTATGTCAAAAAAGGCAACAAGCTTTATGTTCAAGGCAGACTTCAAACTCAGAGCTGGGACGACAAAGAAACCGGCGTCAAGAAATATAAAACTGAGATTGTCGGCAGGGATTTTCTTTTACTTACCCCGAAAGGAAGTGAGGAGAAGCCCCAAGAGGAGAAGCCAGAGCTTAGTTCTGGGGAGGAGGAACAATTGGCCGAAGAAGCCAGTGAAGAAGTTGGCAAAACAGTTAATGCGGCAGGAGAGGAGGCTCCGTTTTGATGAGAGATTTGTATGCCGAACTTGCAGAATATACAGGTCGAGATTTGACCCTTGTAACCCAACGCTGTGTTTATTCGGCAGCGGTTGAGCTTGCGTGGCAATGGGAGAAATACAAGGATGACCCGATTAAGTTTTATCGGGAAACCGATCTGTATATCTTTGCTTTAACCTATTATCAGATGCGGTTAAAAGAGAACAAGATAGACAATTGGTTCCAGTATATGATTAAAAAACACGGGTGGAAGACAGGGTTGGACTATGGTGGTGGGATAGGCGAGGAAACTCTTTTGGCACTTGAGCAGGGCGTAGAGAGAATGACTTTTATCGAGATTGCCAGAAGCAAGACTTTAGAATACGCGATGTGGAGGTTTAAGAAAAGCGACCTTTCCGGACAGATAGTAATTGAAAATGAAAACTTTCCGATTGATTTTGCTAAGGGAATGGACTGGGACTTTGTTGTGGCTATGGATGTTTTCGAACACTTGGAAGACCCCGAGCCAGTAATCAAGGCTATCCACAAACATACCGAGTGGCTATTTTGTAACCCAGACCAGATTAAATACAACTGGCTCGCACCACAGCACATCAGCAAGTTTGACTTGACCCCGTATTTTAAGCACGTAGATTTGTATCTTTGGAGGAGAAAATGAAAGTAGACGAAAAAACCTTTATAGAGATATTGAACTTCCTTTCTGGATTTGGCGGTTTTACAGATTTAGAAGACCCACCTATGCAGGAAGAACTTTGGGGTTATTACGAAAAAGAGAATGAGGAGGAGAAAAATGACTGAAATTACACCGTCTGAGGGTAAAGTAGCTTTTGACCTTCACCAGACGATTTTGGTGTTGAAGCGTAAAATGGGGATGGCTTTCGTGGCGATGGGGAAGCTCTTGAAAGAGATAAGAGACAATGAGTATTTTCGGGTTCTCGACTTTGACACTTTCCGGTCTTATGTTTCTAACTCTGAGTTGGGCTTTGAATACAGGACAGCCTATTATTACATTGAGATTTACGAATGGTTTGTTGAGAGGTTTAAGTATAATCCGGAAGAGTTGGCCGACATTGGATATAAAAAGCTCTGTCGCTTATTGCCAGTTGTAAAAAGAACAGAAAGTTTGCCTGAAACCAAAGCCATCAACAGGGTTGGGCTTTTGGTGGCAGACATTAAGGAACTGAGGGCAGTTGATTTTAACAAAAAGTATAAAGACGGGGGAAAACAGAAGGAGTTTGAAGACTATCTGTCGCCACCTGAGTATTTCAGATGCGATTGTCATAAAAAATGGATAATAGTAGTGCCAAAAGAGGACTGTTGTCCCGACTGGCTAGAAAGGTTTAAAAAAAATGCGGATAAAAAACCAGCCGATAATTGAAACTGACACCCATTTAACAATTCGTCTTCAGCAACCATACTGGGGTGCTTGGGAAAAATATAAATGGGAAAAAGGAATCGAGGGGTTTGGGCTGAGTGAAGATTTGATTTTAAAGGCGATAAAGAAAGAAAAAAAGATAATGATTTCGTTTAAATACGGACGATATGAAATTGTGGGCGAGAAAGCATTAGAGGTTTCCCAAAAATATCAATCATTTTTCAAAGCAAGAGACGGGACATTACTTCTTGTGGTTCCCCGAACCGCCTGTCGGAAGATAGAAAAATCGGAACAAGAGAAAAGGGCAGATGAGAAAAAGGAGCACAAAAGAGCGGTTGAGGTCGCTAAGGCCGAGCAGCAGTTTTTGCTCTAGCTTGACAAGGGACAGCTAGTAGACTAATATAGAATTATGTTTGACACTAAAAACACACACTTGCTTCACAAGAATGCGGTTAAACTTGTGATGAAACATCTGCCGGGTGCTATTGATATGGATTCGGTGACTGGTTACTACGCACCCTACGACATTGACTGGAACAATATCAAAATTATTGTTAAGGTTGCCAAGCCCTCGAAGAAAGCCACCCAGAAGAAGGCTAAGTGGTTCTATACGCTCAAAGAAAGAGATCACCAGATTGCGGACTATTTCGTTCTTTTTACGTTGCTTAAAAACAAGCAGATTGGTGCGATTTATGTTTTGCCCAGACCCTTTGTGCCGACTGCCTGTATTACGATAACAAAGCTGGATGGCACGATGCGGTATGACTATTTTAAAACAGAGCTTCAGAACCTAGCCGACAGGGTTATGGATATTGAAAAAAGACTTCCCAAGTTAATTAAGATTTACAGAAAGGCAATGCCCGTTAGGTAGAGAGGAGGTGGAAATGAAAATAGTTGACGATTTTGATAACGACAGGGTGAAAATGTGGCATTATCCTGAAAGTTTAATGAGTGGCATTCCAGAAGAAAAAGCTTTACTCTTGGTGAGTGCTTTGCTTTTTGCGGTATACGGCTGGGATCCAATTAAAGTAAGCAAATTGAAGCTGGCTTCAATTCCACGTTGGTTAAAGTATGCTAAAAAAAGAATGACTTGGAATGATGCCTATAAATTACGATCAGTACTGAAAGAGGCGAGGCAACCATTATGGAAGAGGATACTCTCAAAGATAAAATCTTGATTTGTAAAGACTGTAGGAGGAAGTTTCCTTTTACAGCTAGGGAACAAAAGTTTTTCGGACAAAAGGGTTGGCCGGATCCCGTCCGCTGCCATTACTGTCAAAGACAAAAGAAAATTCTTATGGCATTAAAAGACGGCACGCCAATCGCAGATAAGATTCAATTTTCCGAGATTTGTAGCCGGTGCGGGAGGCGATTTTACTCTAAGTTCAAAGCAAGACCAAATGAAAATATTTTTTGTGATGATTGCTGGTTGATAGTTAACCCAAAAAGGAAAAGACTCGATGAGGAAGGTGGGCAGGAAAACACGGGAGTGGCTAAGGGAAAAACCAAAGCTCGTTAAAATCTATAAAGAAAAAGGGGTTACTCAATGCGAGAACTGTGGGAGTCGATATAAGGTAGATTTTCACCACCGGCCGAAGCGGAGTAGCCAAAAAGCGGAACACACGTTTGAAAGAACACGGTTGCTTTGTTGGGAGTGCCACCCTTTCTTTGAGAAAAGTGATGAAGCCGACAGAAAGCTGTTTGCCAAGCCGAGAGGGTATAGTCTTAAATATAAAATAGATATTATGGCCGATAAGAAAAAATCGAAAAAACCAGAGTGGAAAACGCAGCACAAGTGCGTTCATTGTAAGGTTTTGACAACCACCCTGATTTGTCATAACTGTGGGAAGATTTCCGTGAGGTAAAAATGCCCTTTAAATTATCACCAAAATTAGTGGAGGCATTAAGACAAGGACAGGATTTGATTTTGACTTTTAATGTGCCGAATCAAGTCGTTGAGGATTTTCCCCACGAAGTGATGATGTTGAAAGAAGATATGGATAACGTTTACAAGGAGTTTATGCGTGATGTTGAGGCCCGTAAAAAAAGAGGGGAAGAAAAGTGGTTTACGGGGAGCGATAAGCTTTTGTTGGTAACAGAACAAGCACGGAAAAAAGAAGAGGAGGGGTATAAATGAAAACTAGGTTGGAAGCACTAGAGCATCATCAAGAACAAGCGTTTCTTCAATTGATAGCCCAAGAAATTGATATTAAGCAACTTGAGGTTGGTATGATTGTTATTAAGCCGGGTGGTGAATACGAAAAGGCCCAAAAGCTTTTACAACAAAGAAAGACAAGGCGTGAAAGCCTGGAGAAACTTTTAAAAATTATTGGCGAGATGATAGCGGAAGAAAGAAAGGAGGTGAAGAGTGGCGATTAAAAGATACGGAATTTCAAAGCAGGAGAGCAATAGGTTAAACCAGCTTCTTATGGTTGCAGAAATCCAAAAGGAATTATGGGAGGCGATTCAGGAAAAGTATAAAGTATACTTAACAGGAACGGTTTTTAAAAGATTGGGCTTGGGTCCAGACTTGTTCAAAGCTAGTAAAATCGACTTGGGCAATGGCGAGGTGCTTGTAGATGTTCCAGACAAAGGCGATAAATCAGAGCAAAAAGAGAAAGCCAAAGTATCCTGAGAACTATTGTTGCATTTGTGGAGAAAGAATAGAGTCCGGGCTTTGTGTAAGTTCTCAAGGTTTGGGTTGGTGTAGTAAGCATTTAAAATATTATCCCAGGAGGGAAAAATGACAGAAGAAAAGAAAGAACCAGTTATTCCTTATAGCGAGAAAATCGCCATCGGTTTGCCGAGAGGAGGCGACACGACCTTTCATTACGAGTTTATGGAATCGCTTTTTAAGATGTTTGGGCATAATCCTTGTAATTATAAAATGCTCACCGCCACCAAGGTTCACCATTTGGCGAGAAATGATATTTTTAAAAACTTTCTCAAGACGGATATGAATTATCTTCTCACGATTGATTCAGATATGCTTTGGGAGGCCAATAGCCTTGAGCTTGCTTATCAATTAATTCAAAACGAACCGGTTGATATCGTCACGGGGATTTACTTCACAAAAGCCAAGCCCCATTTGCCCGTAATTAGACGACTAGATCTTCAGGCCGGTTGTTACAATATGTTTATGGAGTGGAGCAACCAGCCCTTTGAGGTAGATGGTGCTGGAATGGGTTTTATGCTAATTCCGAGACACGTTGTTGAAAAAATGAAACCTCCGTATTGTGATTGGAAGGGTGGGATTGCCGAGGATTTGTATTTTTGCCTGAAGGCTAAAAAAGATTATGGTTTTAGGATATGGGCACACCCGGGGATTAAGCTTGGACACATTACCAAGGCCACAATTACCAGCTTCGATTGGATTCAGCAACATAAACCAAGCGTGGAGGCGTGGGTGCGTGAGAGTATGAGGGGAACAACCGCAGCATTGAAAAGGGAATATCCCACTTGGAGAAAAGACTTGGGTATTCACCCGATGGACTTCAAGAACGTGAACACCGAAAAGCATTGGGACAGGATTTACACGCTTGAGGGTGGAAGAAGCACGTGGAGGACTTACCCCGAAAAGTATACTCACCTGATAAAAATGATCGGCAAGATTTACCCAAAAGATAATAAATTTAGCCTTTTGGAACTAGGGGCTGGCGTGGGTATTTTTGCCTCAAAGGTAAAGGAGAACTTCCCGAAAGTTGAGTATTTGGGGTTGGATATTTCAGGGGTAGCGGTTGAGGAGTTAAAGAAAGTTGGTTTTAAGGCAATCAAGCGAGAAATCCCGCCGATTGATATTGCCGACCCTTATGATTTGGTGGTGGGCCTTGAGTTGCTAGAGCACCTTGACGAGAAACCAAGGTTGGAAGTGATAAAGGAAATCTCCGGGATTATAAGGAAAGAGGGTAGGGCAATTTTGAGTGTGCCTGATAATTGTATGCCACCAGACGATGTTGCCGAGCATAGGATAATGTATAACAAGAAAAGCTTTGAGAAGTTTCTCAAGAAGGCTTTTAAGAATGTGGAGATCGAGAGCTTTTTCACTAGAACTTCTGACAAGTTTATGGGCAGGGAAGCGTTTTTGTTAGCAGTTTGTAGCAATGTCAAGGGAGGTGATAAAAAGTGACGACAAGAGTTTCAATTACGGTTAATGCCTATGAAACAGAAAAGCCTCAAGAGTCAAAAAATTACTCTGTTAGTTTTTATGGGGATTTTGCCCAAGTTAGGGCAGAAATAGACAAAATTTATGAGAAGAATAAAACAAAGGAGGTTGAAAAATAATGTTTCCTTTTAGGAATAACCCAAAAATTACCACGAATTGGTTTCACGATAAGACCGGAAAGTCTGTAAAGCAGAAGACAAAGCGTGCCTATTATGGAATGGATATCGTAGAAGGGAAAGGTAAAAAGCCAGCTTTATTGAAAATTCATTTTCAAGAGGAGAAAAAAAGGCTTGGCGGCTCAGGAGAGCTTGAGAGGCATTGGCGGTCTTGGTTAGAGTTTGAGCTTGACACACGGTTTGCGAGGGATTTGAAAATGATATTAAATGAACGGGTGGTAGAGGAGGAGGAAGATGGCAGTTAAAATTCCCATACTTAGAGAAATCGAGGTTGTGCCGATTGATAGTGTTTTTCCCTACCCGGAGAACCCTCGCGAAATAGATTCCAGCCAGTTTGACAAATTAAAGCTGTCGCTTGTTCAACACGGCTTCATTGACCCATTGGTGATTAACAAGCGAAGCCACAGCGATTTTAAACCGGAGGAAAAGAGGCCCACCATTGTCGGAGGAAATATGCGGTGGAGAGCTGCTAAGGAGCTGGAGATGCCCGAAGTCCCGGTGGGCTACATTGATGTTGACAGAAATCAGGAGAGAATAATCAACATTGCCCTGAACAGAATCGCTGGAAAATGGGATATCGGCAAGCTAGAGAAAATGGTTTATGAGTTGAGTGCGGAGGAGCTAAGCCTTGACTTAGAGACAACCGGTCTAGAAGATTGGGAACTGAAGCTTTACAATCCTGCTGAAGATGTGGACATAGAGGAGATTGAAAAGATCATTGGGTCTGATGACAAGCCCACCTATGTTTTAAAGGTGGTTTTTGCTAGTGAGGAGGATTACACCAGGGCGGCACGGATAATTAGTGGAGATAATCGTTTTAGGAAAATTGTTAGAGGCGAAAAGTTGCTAGAGATCGTGAAGGTTTATGAAGCAATCGAAGAACAAGCTAAAGAAGACTGAGCGAAAAGACACTTACGGCTCTCCAAGGTGGTCGAATGAGTTTTTGGATTGTGCGATGCCAATGACTTTCGACCAGTATAACCTCTGTTCTTATCAATGCCTCTATTGTTTTAGTTTTTATCAGCGTTTTAATGTTGAGAACTATGCTAAAAAGAAAGTCCGCTGGGTAAATGTTGACAGGGTAAAACAAATTTTTCTTGAGCCGGAATCTTCTCAGTTTGAGCACTATGTAAAAGCCCGTATTCCTTTACAGTGGGGTGGGTTAAGCGAGCCTTTTGACTTGCTTGAACCGCATTTTGGAATTGGTCTTCAGTTGCTAAAGTTCTTCCGAGAGATTGATTACCCGGTGGCATTCAGCACAAAGTCCACTTGGTTCGTGAAGGACAAGCGGTACTCCGATATTATTAAGGGTGCTAAAAACTTTCATTTCAAGTGGAGCATTATCACGCTTGATGAGGAAAAAGCAAGACTGATTGAGCGTGGCGTGCCTTCTCCTCAAGAGCGACTGGAGGCGATGGGAGAAGTCGCCAAGTGGGGAACAGCAGGGGTTACGCTTCGGCTTAGGCCGTTCTTCATTGGGGTTTCAGACCCGACCCACCTAGACCTTATACGGGAAGCTGTGAAGCGTGGGGCTGGTTCGGTTTCAACGGAGTTCTTTTGTTTGGAGGCAAGAGCAGATTTGCGTGTCAAGAAAAGATACGCAGAAATGTCAAAAATATGCGGTTACGACCTTTACAGGTTTTACAAGAAAAACACTAGGGGTTCGGGTTACTGGCGGTTGAACTATGAAATCAAGCGACCTTTTATTGAAGAAATGCAAACTCTTTGCGACCAGTTGCAAATTCCGTTCTTTGTGAGCGATGCTCATCATAAGGAAAAGTGCTCTTATGGTAACTGTTGCGGTTGTCCAAAAGATAAGTATTTCGGCAATTATCAGAAATGTCAGTTTACTGAGGCGATAACGATTGCTAAAGAGAAAGGCGAGGTGCGGTTTTCGGATATAACTAAAAACCCGCACGAGTTTTTTGAGGGGACGTCAGTAAGAAGAGTTTTACATCCAGGCAACGATACGGTTGCTAGACATTGGCACAAGTCGCTTTTTGATTATATGAGATGGGCTTGGAATCACCCAACCCAGACCAGCCATAGTCCATATAATTACTTTTCAAAAATGTTGATACCTTGTGGGCTAGATAAAAATGGAGATGTAGTTTATAGATTTAATAGAAGGAAGTATGAAAACAGGAGCAAGAAATGAGAATTGCTTTTATTAACTTTAAAGACTTTGCTTATGGAGGCTATCTGGCGTTCTTGTCCCACTTGATGCCGGGACTTGAAAAGTTTGGCGACACGGTTGAGTTTTTCTACATAGCCACCAGACCGAAGAAAGTTTATCAACGGCTGAAGATTAAGACTCGCCCGATAGACAAACGGAAAATCCCGGCAGTTCTCAACTCTTTTGACCTCGTTATCAACCCCTCAGCCAAAGCCGAAAAATCTCAGGCCAAGTATATTCCCTTGCTTGATTATGTGACCAAGCCGAAAATGCTTGTTGTCCACGACCCACCTGAATTGTCAACAAAAGGTGGACTACACTATTGCCTCGACAAATTTAATGCTTTTCTCTTTATCCGGCCAGCGGTTTTAAACTGGTTTCTGGGCAAGTATTTTGGCAAGGGGTTTGGTTTGTGTGAATGGCTTCCTCACCCATATCATAGGCAGAACCCCAACAATGAGTTTGGGCAGATGAAAAGAGATTTGGTGGTTGATTTGGCCCGGATTGACTGGGACAAGCACCAAGACGTTCTCTTGAGGGCTGCGAAGAACATCAGGGCAGAAGTCAGGATTTACTCAGGTTTCATTAATCCGATGTATGTCTACCACAAGTGTAAAGATTTGGATTGGAAGTCTTATTACGGAGGCAAGTTTAATAACCCGATGGATGTTTTGAAAGAGGCCAAGATTATGGTTGACTTGTCTGCGATTCAGCACGATGGTGGTGGGACACAATATACTTTTCTGGAAGCGATGGACGCTGAGGCCGTGCCGGTGGTTAGCGAAAAATGGATTACGGACAAGGCTGCAATGAAAGACGGTCAAAACTGCGTGGTGGTTCAGCATAACGAAAACGGAGTGGCGGTGGGAATTAACGATTTGCTTGCGGACAAGGAACGTCAGGCTAAGATAGTGGAGAATAATTACAAGCTGCTTGAAGAAAGGAGCTGGAAGAGCGTAATCCCAAAATACCAAGAGTATTTTAGAAAGGTTGTTGAAGGAGGCTCAAAATGATATATTTGAAACGGTTGGCGGTAATAGTGTTTTTTGAGTTGATACTATGGATAGGCTACCTGATTGGAACCGTGATTTAGGAGATGACGAAAACGCTCTTTATTGGTTTCTTGGGTTGCTCACGGCAGCGATTCTGTTTGCGTGGTTCTTGCGTTGGGTTTTGAAATGATGAAACTGATCGCCGGTTTCGTTTTGCTGCTTGTTGGGTGTATCATAGGGGCGATGTGGTACGCTTTCACTTTTGACTTTCCTCGCTATGTGCCGAAAAGAAAGAGAAAAGATTCCAAAATTAAAACCTTGGCAGAAAAAGAGTAAGCCCGTAGTGGCAAAACACGAAGTCCGTTATCGAACGGGAAAAAAAAGAAGTAGATATCCGTTGCCTCACGAAGTGGCGAGAGGAGCAAGGAGGCCGTTGCCCCACGAAATTGCCGGAGGGCGTGGTTGGAGGTTCGAAATGTAAAGTTGTGGTATAGTTAATGTCAACTTTTTGGAGACTTTAGAATGTCGAGAAAACGCTCAGCGGACTGGCCTAAAATTAAGGCAGAATATATCAGCAACAAAGAGGCTACCTACAAGTCGTTGGCCGAGAAGTTTGGAGTCAGTTATGCCTATCTAGCAAGGATGGCTGCCCAAGAGAAATGGGTTGAGCAGAGAGCAAAGCGGTGGGCCGGTGCCGAGAAAAAGGCAATCGAGGAGGTTGAGGGGTCAATCAAAGACCTGATTGTTAGGCATTCAAGGGCTGCTAGGTATTTACAGGTTGGTGGGTTAAAGAACCTCAAACTCTTGCTTGACGAAGTCGAAGAAAGAATGCGAAACGAAGACATTGCGGGAGCGAGGCAAGTTTTAAAGACCTTAATTGCCAATAAGATAATCACCGCCGGCACTTTAACCACGATGATTGACGTTGGAATGAAAGGAGAGCGTGAACTTTATCCGAAGCAAATGAAAATCGAGACTGACGCTGGGTTGATATTGGCCGAGGCGTCCCCAGAGTTAAAGGAGGCAATGAATGAAGCCCTCAAAAGAAGGCTCAGAGCAAAACCAAGAGAACCAAAAGAAAGCAAGCCTGCTGGCAGGGACTAAAAAAGACTTTTTTTTTACTTGGGCGGTAGATAACATAATTACCCCAAAGGGTGTAAAGCTTGATTTTTACAACCACTCCTATTTAATCGATTTATACAACGACACTTCCCGTGAAATGGTTATTAAAAAGGGTGCTCAAATTGGAGTGTCAACTTTTGCGATTAACAAGGCTCTTTGGTTTGGCGATACTCACGATGCTGCTGTTATTTACACCTTCCCAACCGCTTCAGATGTGGCTGATTTTGCGAAGGCGAGAATAAATCCCGTCATTCAGTCCTCACCATATCTCGAACGGATAACTCAGGGCGGGATTGAACTAAAGCAAATCAGGAACTCCTTTATCTACTTCCGTGGTGCGTGGTCGGAGCGTCAAGCCATTGCGGTTGACTCGGATTTCAACATTCACGACGAGGTTGACTTCTCGAAGCCCGACATAATCGAGATGTATAAAGAGCGACTGTCCCACTCGAAGTTTAAGTGGCTTCTCACGCTCTCTACTCCCACTATTCCTAAGTTTGGCATTGACTATCTTTTTGAGCGGTCTGATAAAAAAGAGTGGTTCGTGGAGTGTCCAGCGTGTGGGCAAAAGCAGATTTTGAAATATCCTGATTCGATCAGAGGAGACACAAAGGAGGCCCGATTTGCTTGTGTTTTCTGTCGAGCCACGATTACAGACGATGCTCGTAGAGGAGGTAAGTGGAAGGCCACGGGAGAGAAGGATTGGGGAGTTTCCGGCTATCACATTTCACAGCTTATGGCACCTTGGATTTCAGCGACAGAGATTCTAAGGAAGGAAGAACGGGCAAGGGTTAGGCCAACAGCCCAGCTTTCGGGAGTTAAGGACTTTTACAACTTTGTTTTAGGTGAGGCGTATGGTGGGGAGAACCAGCCATTGAACAGGGATTTGCTTTTATCCTGTATTCAAAACAAGTATGACCTTGAGGATTCGGGCAGAAACACCGTGATGGGAGTTGACCAAGGGGACTTGCTCCACGTTGTTATTTGGAAGAAAGAGAAAAGTGGAGAGCTTAGGTTGCTTCACGTTGGGGTCTATGATAAGTTTGAAGACTTGCCAGACTTAATGGATGCTTACGGAGTGCGGTTTTGTATGCTTGATGCCTTGCCCAACAAGCACTCTGCCAGAAAGTTTGCTTTAATGTATCCTGCGAAGGTTTGGTTGGTGTATTACAATGTAAATCAAAAAGAACTGGTAAAGTGGTATAAAGACGTTGAGAAGAAAGAATACCGGGTGATTGCCAGCAAGGTGGAGTCGCTTGACAGAATGGCCGATAAGTTCGTGAGCAATCAAGTCATTCTACCTCGGCACACACAGAAGATTGACCTTTTAATAAGACATCTTTGTAATTGGGCCAAAGAGAAGGAAGAAAAGCCCGATGGTCGGGTTATTTATGCTTACAAGAAGCTAGGAGCTGACCATTTGACAATGGCGTGTAACTATGCGATGATGGGAGTCGATAGACTGTCAACAGGCTCTTTGGCTGAGCGAAAAGACGTACCCAAAAAGGCACGTCCTATTACTCACGGGATAATGAGTAAACAGTTCTAGGAGTCAAAAGCCTATGGCAGTAAAAGGGAAAGCAGAGAAGAAAAGCAAAAAGTTCAAGAAAAAGAGAACCTCCACGCGACCCGAAATTGGAGCCTCCGGGGTCACAAACTTCTTTGGAACAATTGACACCGATGAGTATGTTACTGACCTGACAGGGTCAAGGCTTTACACGACTGTTGACAAGATGCGGTGGTCTGACGCCTCTGTTCAGGCTGCCCTTTTAATGTGTGAACTCCCAATCCGTTCCGCGGAGTGGGACATTGAGCCAGCCTCTGAAGAGGGCCAAGACGTTGAGATTGCCGAGTTTGTTAAAGACAATCTTTTTAATGGCTTGGTCGTTCCTTGGGAAGACACGCTCCGGCAGATTCTCTTGATGCACCCCTACGGAGTAATGATTTTTGAGGTGGTTTATAAACTAACCGAGGATGGCAGAATTGGGTGGAGAAAGTGGGCACCTCGGCTTCCAAAGACAATCGAGAAGTGGCACACCGACAAGAATGGAGAGCTGGAGAAAGTTGAACAACGAGCCTATAAGGACGACAATTACATAGTGATTGAAATTCCAGCTGAAAAGCTGATGGTGTTCGTTCACCGCAGAGAAGGCGATAATTACCTCGGAACTTCCATTTTAAGACAAGCCTACAAGCATTGGTTTTTCAGGGACAAATATTACAAGATTGACGCTGTCGCCCAGGAGCGACTAGGAATTGGTGTTCCCTTGATTACTCTACCAGACGGATACACCGATGACGATTATGATGAAGCGAAGGAAATGGGTGAGAACTTTAGAGGACACGAAAAAGCGTATGTTGTCAAGAAGACAGGGTTTGGCGTCGAGCTTCTGGACTTAAAGAATAGCAGCACTAGAGACCCGATGCCGATGCTTGAGCATCACACCCGTGAGATTTTAAAGTCTGTGCTGGCTCAGTTTGTTGACCTCGGAAGCAAGAGCGTTGGAAGCTACGCTTTGGCGAAAGAACAAACAGAGACCTTTTTAGCTGCCCTTGATGCCTCGGCCAAGATAGTCGAGGACGTGATCAACAAGGAAATCCAGAAACTTGTCGATTACAACTGGACAGTTGATAAATACCCAAAACTCACCCACTCTGATTTAGGAACAAGAGACTTTAAGGAACTGGCCGAAGCAATTCAGACCCTCTCATTTGCTCAGGCGATTACTCCTGACCCGGAGCTTGAAGATTATCTCCGAAAAGTGATGAAGCTTCCGGAGAAATCAGAAGAGGGTGAAGGAGAAGATTTGCAACGGGCTGCAAAACCAGACAGAGAACCAGAAGAACCAGAGGAGGAAGAAGAAACATTTTCAGAGCGACTTCCCAGGCCATTAACCAAAGCAGAGCAACGGGTCAAATTTGATGAGATTCGGGACTTTATGGACGCTGCGGAGCGTGAGGTTGTTAACAAGATGATTTCGATTCTGACTAGAGAAAAGAATGGCCTGATGCCTCTTTTCGAGAGTGCGATTCGGAGAAAAGACTTTGCTGATTTACAAAAGATTTCGTGGAAACTCAAGAGCGTGTACGCTGCCCTTTTCAAAGAACAGATTAAAAAACTGTTTGAGTTTGGCAAGCTGAGGGCAAGCTACGAGATTAAAAGGCCAGCCCCTGTTACCCCTTCGGAGCTTAACCAAGTAATGACGGAGCGGGCTTTTTACCTTGCGAGCCGACACGAAAAACAGATGCTAGAGGAGCTAAAAGGGATTGCTGCGGTTGGAATGATGGACGATGGAATAAGTGATGTTGACACAGTCGAGAAGGTAAAAGAGGGTTTTGCGAAATTTAACAACAAGAACGTGCCGGCGACCGCCTCTTTGCTTACTGCTGGCGAAATTAACAATGGCCGAAAGCTCACCTTTGATTCTTTCAAGAACGATATTTACGGGTATCAATGGTCGGCAATTTTGGACACTCACACCTGTAACTATTGCCGGAGTGCCGATGGCCGGATAATTGGAGTTGAGGACAAGGCTTTTTCTGAGTATAAGCCAGGGGAAGTCCATTTCAACTGCCGATGTATTTGGGTGGCAATAATGAAAGAGGAAGAAACCCCACCGCCATTTACAGGAATGCCGGCAACCCTGAGGCCACAATCCCAAATGCCAACGTGGGAGTTTAAAGATTTGGAATATCCTTTACCGGATTCAGGCAAGAGAAGAATGCCCTACGGAGTTGGGGTTTTTGATGAGTTTGGAAATTTACCAAAGGATACAATTTGGAGAACAATCGGAGGTAAAAGGGTTCCTATCAGCCCGAAGACGGGGAAGCCGGTTGAGAGAGGTAACGGCAAGCAGGAAAAATTAAGCAGGAAAGAGGAAGAATGGAAGAAAGTTGACGAGGAACTTAAAAAAAAAGGAGAAAGAGCTACAAACAAGACTTAAAAGACAAAAGGCTATTTTCGACAGAGGTATAACTCAAGAAACAGACCCACGTAAAGAATTTGGGGATGAAACACAGAGCAAATATGCCGAAATGCAAGATAAGCTTGGCTATTTTCAAATGCCCCACGAGAGTAGTAAAAAGCAATTTATTACATATATGAAAAAGAATCCAGATGTTCGGGAATATGGCTTTTTTGATTTATATACAAACGAAAAAACGAGTTTCACCTTTGACGAATGGTTAAACACAGAAACTACGGTCTATAGAGGTCAAAAGGGAACTTATGGAAGCAAGTACTTTAAAAGCTTTACAACTTCTAAGAAGGTAGCGGAATATTTTGCTAAAGAATATGGAGGGAAGGTTATATCAACTAATATTAAGCCGATTGAGGCCATTGGAGCAAGAGGCTGGGAGGGTGAAATTTTAGTAAGAACAAGTGGTGATAAACCAATACCAGCGGGATTCGCTGAGGATAAAAGAATTGATGAGTTTGCCAAATATTTACATAATCGGAAAAAGAAATCCAAAGAACCTGACAAGGGGAAGGAGAAAAATGCCAGAGAGAAACCCTAACAATTATAAAATTTCAATGGCAGAGTTTAAGGGCAAGACCATTGCTCACCTTGAGGATATTAAAGAAGACATTACCGGCATTAATAGTGAGATAAAAGAGGTAAAAATAGAGTTAATGGAAAAGGCTTGTAAAGAGGATGTCCAGAATTTGAGCAAGCGGATAGACAATATTAAGTTGGTTTCGGTTGTTGTTGGAGGGGTTGGTGGAATTATAAGTGGAATTGCAACCTTTTTCGGCGTAAAAACCGTGAAGGGATAGTTGACAAGTCGGCTGTTGTGCTAGTAGTATTCAAGAAAGGAGAATAAATGGCTCTTAAGTTCCCTGCTGATTTTGACAGGTGTGTCAAGAAAGGCGGTAGGGTTAGAACGGTTGCCGTCAAGGGGCACAAAGACAAGTATATGCACGTTTGTTATCTTGATGGCAAATCCCACGCTGGCGAGGTAAAAACCAAGAAGGAGGCTTCCGAAGAAAAGGCTTATCTTTTAAATCACGGTTATATTGAAAAAGACAACGAGATGATTAAGGCTTCTGAAACTTCTCTTAAAAGACTTGTTCCACAAATTAAGCTTTCTAAAGCATTTAAGGAAAAAACTGCTGTCATTGAGGTTCTCCACGAAGGTGAGTGGGAACACCCTCAGTATGGGACTATCCGAATCACGGAAGACGATATTGATAAGTTCGTTCGTTCGTTCGATGGTGGTGTTCGAAAGGTTGACTTGGCGGTTGACCAAGAGCATATGCCTGAAAAAGGGGCTGCCGGGTGGTATCGGGCATTACAGAAAGTGCAGGACGGGGACAAGGCTAAGTTAATGGCAACGATTGAGTGGACACCGTTAGGGCAACAATTAATTGGTGATGGTATTTTTAAGTATTTCAGCCCAGAGTTTGACTTTGACTATGAGGATATGGAAACTCACGCACACTTCGAGAATGTTTTAATTGGCGGTGCGTTGACGAACCGGCCATACTTTAAGAGTCTGGCACCTGTGGCTCTTTCAGAAAATATGTTTGCAGGTTTTACAAGCAAATTTCAACAGGAAGGAGGTGAGAAGAAAATGACCAAAGAGGAACTTAAAGCAAAATTGGCAGAAGACGAGGCTTTTGAGCTTCCCGAAGATGCGACCGATGAGGATAAAAAGGCATACGAGGAGGCCAAGGCCGAGTTAGCTAAGGAGGCTGAGGACACGGAAGAAGGAGATGAAGACGAGGAGGGCGAGGAGGAAGGGGAAGATGAAGGCGAGGACGAGGAAGAAGAAGAGGAAGGAGTTAAAGCGTCTGAAAGATTTATCTCCAAGGCCGACCACTTAAAGCAAATGAACGAGCTGAAATCTAAGTTTGGTGTTGTTGAGAGAAAGCTTAGATTCAAGGAAGTTCAGGAGCAAGTGGAAGGATATGTGTTCTCTGAAAGCAATCCCGCTGGTGTTCTTCTACCAAAGAACTCCAAGAAAGCAGTTGAGCTTTTGATGGCTTCTACTCCGAAGGTTGCTAAGCTTTTCGGGGAATTTCTTGGGGAACTTCCCAAAGTTTCAGCTAAACTATTCCGTGAGGAAGGTTCAGGTGAAGACGAGGGTGGAGATGAGGGAGATAGGGTACAGGCCGAAGCTACCAAGATGATGGAGAAGGAGGAAGGCCTGACTTATGGTGAGGCTGTTAAAAGGCTTGCTCACCAAAAACCAGAATTATTCAAGAAAAAGTAATTCTGGAGTGTAAAGTTAGTTAAATCTCGATAGGAGGTGAAAAAATATGGCCAGAATTCAAGCCAACCCGATGAATGTTCTGTCGTTGGTTGCAGGTCTCGACCTTTCATCCAGTCAGTATTATGCTGTTCAAGTAGATGCTGACCCCAGAGAGGTTAAGATTGCTGGCACTCCAGCAGCGGAGGGAACTCACGTGCTTGGGGTGTTACAGAACAAACCGACGGAGGGACAAGCAGCTTCTGTTGCTACCGCTGGGACTTCTCGACTCGTGATGGCTGCTAACTGCGACATCGGCGAGAAGATTATGTCTAGTAGTGGTAAGGGGACTCCTGCTGATGGCGATACCAAGTCTATTATCGGTATTGCTCTTTCGGCTAACGCTGAGGGTGATGGTGGACTTATCGAAGTTCTAATCACTCCAGGAGGCCACGCACAAGCTGACGAATCTGATTAAAATTGAAAATCCTGACAGAGAGGAGGTGAAAAAATGAAACTTAACGAGTTGCAATTGATTGAATTGGGAAAAATTAAGGGGATGAAGTTTACTTCTCCCACAAAGGCTGATGTTCACGTTGACGCTGTACTAAGCGGAGTTTCCGTGATGTACAAGAACGATGAACTAATTGCCGATTCAGTAATGCCTGTTGTTCCTGTTAAAAAGGAATCTGACAAGTATTACACTTACACCCGGAACTGGAGGCTACCAGAGGCCAAGAGAGCTGCTGGTGCTGAAGCTGCTGAGGTGGAATGGAATGTTTCGAGTGCAACCTATACCTGCGAGGAGTATGCTCTTAAAGACTTGCTTCCAGACAGAGTTAGGGATAACGCCGACAAGCCATTGAGTATGGACGTAGACACGACTGAGAACTTGACCGACTTAATCCAGTTACTGCGAGAAAAAAGAGTTGCTGACATCGTCTTTGCAGGCGGTAACCACGGCTCTACTTCCGCATTGGCCGGTGCGAACCGATGGGATGACTACGCTGGTAGCGACCCCATTGGGGACGTTAGAACCGCCAAGGCAACAGTTCACGCAGCTTCGGGCAAAACGCCGAATATGATGGTGGTTGGTAAACAGGTTCACGACAAGTTGCTCGACCATCCCGATATTCTAGAACGTATTAAGTACACGCAGAGAGGAGTTGTTACCGAGGATATCTTGGCTCGACTTTTCGAAGTTGACAAGTATGTTATTGGTAAGGCTCTTTACGACAGCTCACAGGAGGGCGGAACAGAATCGTTGGCATACGTTTGGGGAAAGAATGTTGCTTTGGTTTATGCCGAAGCTTCACCTGGAATCAAGCGAGTGTCCTATGGTTATCAATTCCAAAGCAGAGGTTTCCGCACCAAGAAATGGAGAGAGGAGGGACGGGACGGTGACTTCTTCGAGGTTGGAGAAATTCGGGACGAGAAGGTCGTAGCTACTGCTTGTGGATATCTGTATACGACAGTTGTAAGTTAAGGACAACATTGATAACGGGGTGGGGTCGGTGAGCTAATCAATACCCGATTAAATATCCCAATCCGAAAAAGGTGTTGACCCTCTTGAGAGGAGGTGAAAAGCAACAATGCTTATCAAAAACAAGTATGCTGTCTATGTGGGGCATAAGTTTCAGGGGAAACATTACCCGGTAGTTCAGAAATGGACTGCTCCTGATGCTCCTTCAGCGACAGGGGTTCTGGCCGCGACTCTTCTAACGACTGCGGTTCAAACCGTAACCACGGGAATCACTAACCCTGATTTTCCGAGGTTACTCAGCGTAACTGGTAACGATGGGAATGTTACAGGAAACGTTGTTATTACTGGAACCAACATTCGTGGTGAAGCAATCACCGACACGATTGCTGCCAACGGTACTAACACGGTGGCTGGTGTAAAAGCCTTTAAGACTGTTTCGTCTATTCAGTTGCCCGTTTATGCGGTCGCTGGAACTGAAACGATTTCGGTTGGTATCCTTGACAAGTTGGGTCTACAAAGCATTCCGATGTCAACGACTGTAATTTCGGAAGACAGCGGAAACGCTGCTGACACGGGTGGTGCGATTATTACTAGAGACGCAGACGAAATTGAGAAAAACGTTTACGACCCGACGACTGAATGTGATGCTTCAGCCGACAAGGTCATCGTTTATATCAGCGATGAATTGCCCAAGAAAGTAGGCGGTTACACAGAGTAAAAATAGTATAGTGTCAAGCAGTCGCCTCTGAGTTGCGGACACTTGAAACACAAAAAATTAAGGAGGTGAGTAACTTAAATGGCGAGTCAACCAAAAAGAGACGCCAGCGACTTTAAACCGAAGGGTTTAAGGGGAAGGGAGTACGCTTCCTTCCGTGCCCCTCGTTATGGTGAAGTGGCGAAAGCGATTGTCGCGGAAGGGAGTGCCCATTATCCCGACACCGTTAACGCCACCGCTAGTGGGGAAACTGAGGTTATTCCTGCACCTGGGGCTGATAAATGTATTCGGATTAAATATCTTGAGGCTAACAATGTTGGTGCTGACCAGCGTGTGGTTTCGTTTAGAGCAGGGACGGGTGGAGGCGATAAATTCAAAAGCTCAATGCCCCAGTATGGCTCGATGAAGAATGCAAACTTCATTGATTCTTACTGGATTCTTCCACCGAATACTGCTCTGCTTGTGAACCTAGACGACGTTGGAGATGTTAATGTCCAGCCTGGTTATGATATTGTGGAAGCAATTCCGACCAAGGCATTAACTGACGCATTGACGATTACGGAAAGTCTAGTTACCGTGGAGGGATAATAACCAATGACTGACTTTTTTGAGACACCAAGCGACTCTCTTAGCATTGCCGAGAGCGAGACTAAGGATGTTGGGCTGGTCAAGTCTGATTCTATTGCCATTTCTGAGGCGTTGGCTAAAAGCTTAGTTACGCCTTTAGCTGATGCGGTAACCTTTACAGATTCAGAAATAGAGACCCCGACAAAAATTCTTTCTGATTCTCTCTCGATTTCAGAATCGCTTGCGAGAGAACCCCACAAAGCGTTATCAGATGCCATCACTCTTGCTGATTCTGAAATTGAAGCTCCAGAGAAGGTTCTTGCCGACTCACTTTCAGTTTCTGAGGCACTCGCCAAGGAAGCTGTTCTTCCAAAAACAGATAGCCTTGTTATTGCGGAAGCGTTGGCAAACCAGACGGGAGTAAGCGTTTCTGACGCGATGAGTGTAGCTGAAGACAAGGCTCTTGTGGCTGAGTTTTACAGAACACCATCAGATTCCCAGAGTTTTGTTGAGGCAATAGCCAAAGCGATAAGGCCATTCTTGGTAGACAGCATCAGCTTTGCGGAGTCTATCACTCAGATTGCAGTTCAATTAAACCTTACAGAAAGCCAAGCGTTTGCGGAGGCAGTTGCTAAAAATGTTGTTTTGGGCAAGACAGACACGCTCTCGATTGCCGAGGCAGTTGCCAAAGCGATTGGGTTGTATAAAGAGGACAATCAAAGCATCGCAGAATCTAAGTGGTGGCACTTCAATAAGATAATCACAGATGCGGTCATCTTTGCGGACACAACTCAGGAATATGATGTAACTCAGGAGGTGTGGTGGGGTAATATCAAGTGGAGAACAGCCTGCCACGCTGCTATTTGAAAGGAGGTGAGACAAGGTGAAAGTTAAAGTTATACTTGGAACCGTTCGTGCTAATAATGGAGAATTCAAGGTTGGGGAAACGTTGAACCTTCCCGAAGTTGAGGCAAACCAGCTGATTACCTCAGGTGCTGTGGAGGAAGTTAAAGAGCCAACTCCGGCAGGAAAGAAGGCAGAAAAGAAGGCTGCGAAAGAGGCAGCCGAGAAAGCAAAAAAGGCTGAAGAAGCGAAGGCAGAAGAAAAACCGGAGGAGGAAGCGGAAGTGGAAGCTCCTGCACCATCAATGGAGTGGACACGGAAAGAGTTGGTAGAGGCAGCTGAGGTAAAAAAGATTGAAGTTCCAGAGAAGGCTACTAAAGCTGAAATCTTGGAACTATTGAACAGTCAAGACGAAGGAGGTGAGGAGGAGTGAGTATCAAATTAACCAAAACCATTTCTGGTAAGAAAGCGGAGTTGGATATTATCTCTCTTGACGGGAAAGCAGTTGTCAGGGATAATAACTTTAAAGAACTTCAAAAACAGGGAATAACCCAAAAGGACTTGGCCGATGCCGGGTTTGGTGTAGAGCAAGTCAAAGATAAACCCCAAATTAGAGCGAACCCCTAAGTTTAAAATCCAAGACAGAAAGGAGGTGAAAAACAATGAAAGCAGGATTGAATATCGTAGGACACGGACGTGCCTTGCTTCGTGGCGAGGATGGTTTAATCAAGGAGCTTCGTGAATTTGATAACGTCTTTACTGACGTTGGAGATGCTCACGTTGCCGACCAGATGGAATCGTCCCCGGACGAATCCGCAATGTCCGATATGTCGATTGGTACCGTTACCACTACTCTGACTGCGGGTGATACCCAGTTGGGTGGCGAGTTGGACAGAAACACCCTAACCTCGTTCACTCAAGGTGCTGGTGCCGATGACAACAAAGTGGTCTACGTTGGTGACTGGGCTGCCGGTGATGGAACGGGTGCTATCACCGAGGCTGGAATCTTTAACAGCCACACAGCCGACTCGGGAACGATGCTTTGTGCACAAACGTTCTCTGTCATCAACAAAGGTGCTTCCGACACGTTGCAGATTACTTGGACAGTAACTTTCGGATAAAGCATCAAGTAAGAAGCTAAGGCCGATGTGATAACTTTAAAAACGATTGTATTTTAGTCGTTGGTGGGGGAGGGAGGGAAAGAGTTATTATGGACAAACAAAAACCGAGTATTCTGGTTGCTATCACTCATACGGGCGAGATCGTCACGGGGCTAGAGGCCAAGTATTCACGCTGGATTTATGAGAGTAAATATCAGGCCGAACTTTACTTTTCTAGCATCAACCCTACTTATTCCAATAGAAACGCAGTCTGTAAATATTTCGTTGAAAGGACAAAACACACTCATCTTTTGTTCGTTGATTCTGATAATGTTCCGTTTGATAACCCTCTGCCAATGGTTGAGCTTGACTTAGATATTGTGGGTGGGGTTTATCCTATGTGGAGAATTGACCATTTTGAATGGTTGGCTATGGAGAAACAAAAAGACGGACACTATAAAACAATTCCGGGAGACAAAAGAAAAGGGGTTGTCGAGGTTGACGGGCTTGGGGCTGGTTGTATGATGATTAAAAGGGAAGTCTTAGAAGCTTTGGAAGCTCCATTTAAAGATAAAATCAGACCAGATGGGACGCGAGAAGTTGGCCACGATTACTATTTCTGCGAAAGAGCCAAGGCAAAGGGTTTTAAGGTTTATGCCAACTGGGACGTTTTGGTTGACCACGTCAAACAAGTTCCATTAATGACAATCGTTCAGGCATTGAAGAAAACCTTTGATGAAGGAGTCAAGCAAGGATTGACAAAAGCGAAAGAATAAAGTATAGCTTAAAGTGTAGCACCTTGAATGCTGGATGGCTGAAGAACCGCCTATGCAGGGCGGTAAGGCACCGCTTCGCACCTCGGCAGAGGAAAGGCGGGTTGGCTGGCAATAAACAGAGCTTTCCAAACTACTGCTTCCAGCCTTGTAGAAGTTTATCCTAGGTAAGAGTTTACTTCTACTCCGGCATTCAGGGTGTTAACAGGAAGTTAAAGGAGAAAAGTTGTGGCTGATAAGAAAATTACGGAGTTGGTGGAACTTGCAACCCCTGCCCTTGAAGATTTGCTGGCTATTATTGATGATCCTTCAGGGTCTCCAGTAACCAAAAAAACAACCCTTCAAAGTATAAAAGATTTAATTGCTCCGAATCTAGCTGTGGGAGCCAAGGCTGGTCTTTCCGTTGCCCAAGAGAATCTTGTCCACAATACCTGGACGGTAGTTGAGTTGGACAACACAGACTTTAATATTGGTAGTCACTTTAATACGACCACCCACGGATTTCTTGTACCCGTGACAGGGTATTACCAGGTTAATATAAATGTTGCTTTTCAATATCTCGTTATCGACAAAAGATACCGATCAGGGATTGTTTGGAATCTTGTGGCAGAAGGAAAAAATCACCCCGACACCCTGATATTTGATGGACACGCCTCGACGACAGAGGGAGGAAGCCACAATGTTTTGGGTGTGGGCGGTGGTTCCCTTGTCTATTTTGAAGAAGATGATTTCATACAACTGATGGCTCAGTCTAATTCTGGGGGCAATACTGTTGATATCGAAAGAGGTCCCCAATACACTTTTATGTCGATTTGGCTGGTGTCAGAAGCTTGACCAAGAGCCAGACTAAAAAATTAAAGGAAAAAATTTAAGGGAGAAGCTTAAGGAAAAAATTTATGGATAAAAAGGCCGCTGCTGGACTTCATTGGCGGGATCTTAAAAAAAGCCCCCAGTTTCAGGAAATTGTCTCCAAGCGTTCTTGGAACACAAAACACTTCAAGGATTTAAGAAATGGTGGTACAACCATCAGGGTTCACTCTGGTCCTATTCACTACCTCCCAAAACCTAAGTGGCAAAAAGATTGGAAAAAAGTTAGGAGTGCAGATTGGCAAGAAATCGACACCACCCTTGTTCCTAAAACGAATGGGGCTTTCAAGATGGAGAAGGCTCCGTACCAAGCGGAAATCTCCCAAAAGATAAAACACTCCAAGCCAATTACCTTCAAGTGCCACAATCACGCTATCGGTTATATGCCGATGGGACTGCGTTGGAACAACAAGCAGAATCAACAAACGATTATTATTGATGGGGTTAAGGATGTTGAAGGGATAATAGTCGGAGACGGGAACAGGATTCGTTACAAGGACGCCTATGGTCCGGGGATTCATCTCGAGGTCACCCTTCTTAACCGAGTGATGCGGAAAGAGCTTGTGATTGATAGCCTCGCGGCCTTGGGGCCGATCCCAGCCAATGCCGAATTTTTGGAAATCGGGTTTGAGTGGAAACCAACAGGGCCGATCAAACACAAAATCAACGGCAAGACTTGGAATAAGGTTGCCGACGTTTCTACCAAAAAACCAATCGTTTTTGAGGAGACAGAGGATAAAAAATCATTTGTTCGGGATGCTTATGTTCGTAGCGTTGACTCTGACCCAGATCTTCCTTCCCTCCTGATTGATCTTTATTTCAGAAAGCGGCACGACCAGCTTTATTTTGGAAAAAAAATCCCCGTTCAGTGGCTGAAAGAGGAAGCGGTTTTCCCGATAAGGACAGACGCTACCAACTACACCGCCGGTTCAGAAAGCGGGAGGGTTGGTATTACCGCAGGGGCTGGCTGGGATACTGTCCACGATGCCACCGATGGAGGAGTAGAAGACCACGTTCAAATACAAGCAACAGCTCAAGACGATGATGGCGGGTTATATTCTCTTTTCCGAGGATTTTTGATCTTTGACACTTCAGGCATTGATGACGGGGACACAATAACCGATGCCGATCTTTTAATGTATGCCCAGGGCCATCGGGGAGAAGGCACAGACGAAACGCACATCGTTGATGGGACCCAGGGCGATGTTTTGGGCACTGGTGATTATAATCAGATTGGAGGAGTCTCCTGGGCTGAAAGTCAAGATTGGACGGATTGGGCAACATTTGCTCTTGATGCAAATGGAATAGCCAATATCTCCAAAACGGGGAATAGTTACTTTGCCGCCAGGAACGATCACGATTTAGACGATATTGCTCCTGCCGATAGTATTCGGTATGGCGGATGGTATTACGATGCTGATGAATCGGGGAAGGAACCATATCTTTCAATTACCGTTTCGGGTGCTTCTCACGAGGAAACGCCTACTGATAGCTTAGGCATATCTGAAAGCCTTGCCAAAAAATCTGGAGCTGGATTATCGGATTCTTTGGGTATTACTGAATCGAAATCCAAGGGGTCAGGGAGGCCTCTAAGTGACAGCTTGTCAGTTTCAGAGGGATTGGCTATTGATTTCACTAAGGTATTATCGGAGTCCTTGGCTTTGTCTGAGAGCTTAGCAAACCAAACTAGCCTTGGTGTTTCAGATAACCAGGCAATAGTAGAAAGCTTGTCGTCTACGAAGGAATACTACAGAAGCCTATCCGATTCACTAAGCATTGCGGAATCCGAAGCTGAGACGACGGGCAAAGTTTTGTCTGATGCCCAGTCGATATCGGAATCTGAAACAGAGGCGGCTGGGAAAGCACTTTCTGACAGTCAATCTATTGCTGAGTCCAAGGCGAAGGGCGTTGTCTTGGCCTTGAGCGACAGTCTTGGAATTGCTGAATCGCTTGCCAACGAGACGGGTTTTAGTTTATCAGACAGTCAAACCATAACCGAGAGCTTGGTGAGCACAGAGGAATATTACAGGGCCTTGGCAGACACCTTGGCGATTGTGGATTCTGAGATTGAAGAAGCGGTAAAGGCTCTCTCGGACAGTCTATCAATCTCGGAGGCGTTAGCACAAAGGGCGGTTAAGACACTCTCCGATAGCGTTTCAATCGCAGACAGCGAAGTTGAAGCTCCCACGCTTGGATTAAGCGACTCTCTCGGTATTTCAGAAAGCTTGGCTCTCACAGCCGAGTTCTATCTTTCGTTATCAGACAGCGTTACCTTTAGCGATGCGGTAAGTGCGGACTTGTCGCTTCCGCTGTCCGACAGTCTTAGTGTCATAGAGGCAGTTTCAGTCGAGCCACAGCCTAATCTTTCTGATTCCATTAGCTTCGCCGAATCAAAAGCGTGGACTTCTGAGTTAATAAAAACAGACAGCATTGTTATTGAAGCGATTCTTGATGGGTTAGATATTACGCAAGGACTCACCGATGCTCTATCCATAGCCGAAAGTCCTGTTACTCTTTTTGGTATCCATCGGGAGCTCCTAGACAGTCTTTCAATTTCAGAGTCAATTTCAATAAGCGGAGTTGGTAAAGGACTGACCGATTTATGTGATTCTTTTGCCGAGATTGCCACAAGCCTGACTAAAGTATTGGCTGACACGCTGGCTATTTTAGAAAGCCTTGCTAATCAATCTACGCTTTCACTTTCTGACAGTCTTGTTATTGTTGAAAGTGAGGCAGAGGTAACTACTCCAAGCCTCACAGACAGCCTTTCGATTTCGGAAAGCCTAGTTAAGCTAATAACGAAGTCTTTAGATGATTCTGTCTCTCTCACGGAAACAAAACAAAAAGACATTTCTATTCCCTTATCTGATAGCTTGGTTATTGCTGAGGAGCTGGCGGCTCGAAAGACTGTTACCTGTTCGGACACCCTTGTCTTATCTGAAAGCCTGGTAACACTAAGGGAGTTTTACCGGACCCCAACTGACTCTCAAGCAGCGGTCGAGTCTATAGCCAAAGATTTTGTGAAGCCTCTAAGCGACGCTGTGTCAATTGCCGAAAGCGAGGTGGAGAAGCAGGTTAAGGCTTTGTTTGACACGATTGGGCCAGCAGAGGAGATAACAGCTAAGGAAATTGTCAAGGTTCTATCGGACACGGTTTCTCTTGTAGATTCCGAGGCTGCGGCTCTCTCCTTGCTTTTAGGAGACGCTTTAGGAATTAATGAGACAATTATAGCTGGTTTGCAATTTGAACGCTCCCTGGGCGATTCTGTGTCGTTTGCTGAGGCCTTGGCTTGGGAAATTGTTAAGTTGGTAGCTGATACTTTGGCTGTTGCCGAGTCTTTGGCGAACCAAACAACACTCTCTCTTTCGGATGTTTTGAGCATTTCAGAATCCGAAACTGAGGAAGTAACAAAGCCTGGGCTGGAAGACTCAGTCAGTACTGCTGAAGCAATTACCCAAAAGGCAGTTGTTAAAACTTTAGCAGATGCTGTTGCCTTTGCGGACGCTGAAGTGGAGGCTGTTGCTGTCGAGCTTTCAGACGCAGTTGGTATGGCAGAGTCTTTGGTAAAGACAGCAACAAAGCTGTTCTCAGACGCTCTGTCTATTGCCGACAGCTCAGTAAAGGTTTTTGAGCTTCCACTAAGTGACAGTTTAAGCATTGGCGAATCGTTAGCCAAGGCGGTTGAGTTTTATAGGGGTCTTTCAGACTCAGTTTCAACCTCAGATACTTCATTACTGTTTACTGAGTTGTCGCTTTCTGACAGTATTGCTGCGGCAGAAGACTTGACGAAAGATGTTGTCAAGGGTTTGGCAACAAGTGAAACTATTACTGAGGAAGTCGAAACTGATAGGGTTGTTACAGAGAGAATTGCCCAAATGACATTCCTTAGGCAGAAGTATATGCATTAAGATGGTATACACGATTGAGTTATCAGACAGCAAGGAGGTGAGAAAATATGGCAATGCAGTTTAACGCAGTATTAGAGCCGGATGTAGCTGTCACGGAACGGTCAGAATTACGTTCGGACATCGCAGCCGGTGTAACAGAAATTCCTGTTAAAAACGCATCAAAGTTTGCAGGCAATAAATATCTTTGTATCGGGCAATATGGCAAGGAAACATCAGAGCTAAGAAAAGTTTCAGATATAAGCGAGGCCAACAGGACGGTTACCGTTGATACTGCTACAACTTATCCACACTACCAAGACGACCCAGTTTTTCAGCTTCTTTATAACAAAAGAAAATTCTACCGCTGGAGTACTGTGGCTGGCACGTGGGAACACTTATCATCGGAGGGTTCTCCAAAAGAAATCGAAGTTGACAACCCACAAGGGACATTCTTTGAGGATTCCGAGGGAACTCAAAGCAACATCTATCGGGCAACCTATCTTAGCGTTGCTGGTGGAGTTGAATCTAGTATTGAAGATGCTAAGTCGATCACGGGTGGTGGCCTGTCAACCGACTTGATATCTTTGTATAGAATTAGGTATTCGGCTGGTTTCAAAGAAAACTACTCCATCGAAGACAGTTATATTGATGAGTATAGACAGGACGCTCAAGGAGAAGTCTGGGCAACGCTACGGAACCGTTATACATTTCCGTTGACCAAAAATTCCTCATTTTTGAGGAATATTGTCAGGGATTTGGCCGTTGGTTTTATCTGGTTAGATCAATATAGCGGAAGTACTGAAAAAACAAGGTCAGCAGAAAGTAGAATTAAGCTAGCCAGACAGAGGCTAAAGGGGCTTGCGGATGGAACTTATATCTTGTATGACGAAGACGAAGACGCTGATCAGGTCGAAACTGGCAGAGGTGGAGGCTTGTCATATTATCCTGACGACACAACTGACGATACGGACGATGAGCGTATGTTTCAGTTACAGGATGAATTCTAAAAATGGCAGGCTTAGCGTGTGAAAAACTTATCTACTTTGCTGTGGTGTTTCTCACAGAGGGTAATACCATTAGAGATAACAAATCTGAGTTCGGGAAACTCAGCGAATGGTTTGATATGGTGTGCGTGAAGTTTACCGCCTTTCCGATTACAACCTGGGTATTGGCAGGTGTAATTATCACGCTCAAAAACCTTTTTACGCCATACTTTATATTCCTCGCCAGTTCTTATAAGAAGATTCCGGGGAGTAATTCCGTTTTTCCAGT